AGCCGATCAGCTCCGACAATGTCTGCGCCGTCTTCAGTTTGAATAAAGATAGGCTTGGGCGCGCTTGCCCCGAATGTCGTTTTACCGACTCCCGGCGGCCCGTAGGCTAACACCCTTGGTGATTTAGTTGCGGCCCCACTGACCACATCTTTAAGCGATACCATTATCAATTGCTCCTTTAGTTGGTTAACAATCTGCTCTGCTTCGACTCTTCATAATCTTTGATCATCACCTGCACCCCACTGACCTCGTCGCTCCAATAGCTGCGCAGGTCATGGATGTAGTGATCGTTCTCAACCACTTGGATTGCCTCGAGTAGATCGAGCACCGCCTTATTCACGTTATCGATATCTCGCTTGCGCTTGTCCGGGCGCCCAACGGCCAGCTCCATTGCGATGGGATAGTCGATAGGTTTGGCGGGTGTGGTTTGTGACCGTAAAATGCGCGAGGCTTCGTCAGCCCACTCGGCGTACACCTTCGTCCGATACATGCGGGGTCCGCTAAACCGCCACAGGCGATTGACGCTTGGGGGGTAGGGCAGCAACAATGTGATCATGCAACGATGTCTTCGTTGTATTGCACGTACGCCCGGTAGTGATCGTTCAAAGCCACCTGACCCTGAGTCGCTTCAAAGACAGCATGGACATTTGCCGGTCGCGGCATGATGCGGCCCTCCGACCACTTCATGACGGTGACCCTGCTCACGCCAACGCGCTCTGCGAACGCGGTGTATGTCAGGTCTTTAGCTTTTAGGAAGGTTTTCAACAGCATCCATCGCGGCCTTAATTAGTATGTTGGCGTACACTTTTTGTACGTGTCATCCCCTACTAAATCCTGTAGTGTTAAAAATCAATTAAAAAATTAATGTGCTCTGATCAGGGGACGATTATGGTTATAAAGAACCGCATTGCTGAGTTAGCTCAGAATGCGCGCATGACAGGGACTGAGTTAGCTCAGCGCCTTGGCATTGATCCACACAAAGCGCGCAGATACATGCGCGGTGAAACGCCGCTGAAAGCGGACCTCGCCGCGCAGATAGCGGAGATCTTTGGCGTAAGCGTCGAACACGTTATGGGGTTGGGCGGCTCGGACGATCCAGGCAAGCAATCCAAGCTGCCACTATACGGCACGGCACAGGGCGGCGTGGGGTCTGACATATCCGACATGAGCTACGCGATAGATCACCTAGATCGACCGGGCTTCCTTAGATCTTCACCGAACGCATACTGTGTGTATGTAACTGGCGAATCGATGGAGCCGCGCTACTACGCCGGCGAGATCGTTTACGTGAACCCGGCGCGGCCGATTCGTCGCAATGATTATGTGGTCATTCAAACCCATGATGACGATGGGCATCACGCTATGATTAAGCGCTACATCTCTGCGTCAGATGACAAGGTAGTGCTTGAGCAAGTCAACCCGGACAAGCGCATCGAGCTTGATAAAGATGCGGTCGAGGGAATTCACTTTGTCCAAGGCTCGTTCATAACTTAGTTGACGAGAGTACATTTTATGTACTAGACCGGACACTCTTTGTACTAACTAGAGGAGTGTCTCATGGACGCAAAAGAAATTTCATTTGGAATAGTGGCTGCGGTTACCGTCGCTGGCGCCTTTTATTTATGGACGTGGGTGGGCTGCGCGCTAGTCGATAGTTGTTGGAATGGGCTAACGATATCGATCAGTGAGTATCAGCGATGAAGGGCGTCTTGTTGACTGTGAGCGAAACGGCTCTTGAGCTGTTTGGCGAAAACACCCAAAGCAAGCGCCGAATAGTGAGGCGCCTAATTGAAGATGGTCAGCTCAAAGCACTGCCGCACCGATCAAGCTACTACGTGCCGGCTGCGCAAATTCAAAAGATGCGTGGCGAGAATGTCGGAGTGTGATTACTGCCACGGCAATCATTATGTCGTGATGTCTGATAACTCCACGATCAATTGCCCGAAGTGTTCCGAAGTATCAATTGTCGAGTCTGACCGAAAAATCGACAGGGGGTTTGTATTAGATCGCGCTAAAGCGTTGATCACCGGAGAGCGCGCCAAAGAGCATGGCGAGGCATCGGTTACCTTCAGCAAAATTGCCGAGCGCTGGAGCTCTTTGCTCGGGTGTGAGGTAACTTCGAAAGATGTAGCTTTGATGATGATCGAATTGAAAATTGTGCGCAGCAAACAAAATCCCAACGCCGAAGATAATTACGTTGATATTGCCGGTTATGCCGCGCTGGGGGCTGAGCTTGACTAGCTCAGCTCCCCACTAATCTCATTATACAATAACGAAATCATGGCATCGAGCGAGGGGTATTCCTTATCGGAATGTTCCGCGAGCACTTGCCTGCACTCATCATATAAATCCATGATTCCAATTTCACCATTGGATTTAATCCTAAGCTTGCGCTCGATCTGACGGCTCAGGTCTGAAGGCGGTGTTGTGGGTAATAATTTCAATTCTGTAGACATGTGCGACTCCTCTAATCGCAAAGTCGCACATGTCGAAAAAAAAAAAACGATTAAAATTTACAGCTATTTTTTAACTGCTTTTTTGCCATTTCGTCAATTTTCGCGGCATCGATAATTTGTTCCATACTTTTCGAATTTTCGGCTAGCTGTGACATTTCTTGTAGTGCTTCAATTAATCCGTTTCGTTGTGCTATACGGACGTTTTTCTCAACCCCAAATTCGAGCCACTCGCGCACGGAAATATTGGTCAAACATAGTACGCTATGGCGCTTGTCTTCGCTAAGTTGGTGTCTCTCGACAAATCCGCGATCAATCGACTCGTTAATTATTTTTTTGCACGTAGCCAAGCTCTTGTTTTCAGCCGAACGCATTAAATCGACCACCTCTCCAAGTCGCCGACCAACGATTCTTGAATTGTAGGTACAAACAGCTTGGCCTAAAGAGGCGAGAAGCGCGTGAACCAACATGACATGGGTATAAGATCTAGAAAAAAAGACTTTTGACTCGGCTCCATGTCCATTGCTTCGCCAATGAAGTAACTCGACCATAAAAGCTGCGTAGGCGCGCGTATACTCCAGCTCTATGCAATGCCTGTTCTCTAAGAGGGCGTCCATAAAATTTGGATTTTGTTTTGCAAATTGAGGCATGATCGTCTCCCTAACCAAACGCCGCTTCAAACTCTTCGGAGAGTTTGGCATCGCGTTTCTTGTTTTCCATCCAGTGCGCGTAAGTCCTTCGAGTGAAGTCAATGGAACTATGCCCCATCAGATACGTGACCGTGGCATCGGGCTTATCCAGTACAAAGAATAAAACACTGGCAAAATAGTGCCGAAAGTCGTGCAGTGTGATTGCCTCGACGCCAGCATTTTTGCAGCCAACCTTTACACCGCGCTCGCGCCAGTTGTCGGTCGATGCAATCTCGCCTGTGGCACTCGGGAAAACCAGATTTCGGCACCGTTGCTGTTGAGGCTGCGCCATCTTCCACTCGCGCAGCTCCTGTGTCAGAGTAGCTGACAAGTTGATGTCCCGGAACCCAGCGTAGGATTTCGGATTCCCCAGCTTGCCACATTTTTTACGAGCCATAACGACACGCACAATTTTCTCATCGAAGTCGATATTGTCCCACGTCAGGACGCAGAGCTCGCCGGCGCGCAAGCCGGTTGACGCAGCGAACTTTAACAACAACCGGTAGCGCTCCGGAGCTGCCGCAATAATCGCTTCGATCTTCTCTTTCGAAATGCGCTTAGCTTTCTTGCTAACCGCTGACGATTTTTTCGGTAAAGATAATTCCGAGCCGGGGTTCACATTCACCGCGCTGGCTAAAACGCCGAACGACAGGATCTGTTTAAAGATTACTAAAATGTTGTGAGCCGTCTTGTGAGCTCTGCCGTCTTGGATTTGCGGGACGATCTGCAACGATAATTTGCCGGCATGCAATTCTTTGACGATTGCATCGGCGAGCGGCTTACCATCGAGCTCCATTCCCTTGAGGTGCTCGATGGCCTTGCGCTTGTTGGTCACCTCGCCGCTGCCGATCTCGTCCCGACGCACGCGATCCTCGCAGTGCTCGAGGAAACTATCGCACAACCGTGCGAACGTGGGCGAGGTACGCGGGTTGATGTAGCCAGAGTTCTCGTGCTCAGCAATAGCGGCATCATATTCTTGCTCAGCTATTTGCTTCGATTGAAAGCCGGGTTGACCGCCGCCAATCTGGCGCAGATCGATAACCCACTGTTTACGAGTTTTTGAAAAATGTGTTTTACGTGCCATGAGGGTGCTCCTGTTTTCTGTGTGAAAACGATTTCTCAAGTACAGTTATCGTACATTTAGTGTACGTGTACAAGCACAAAACGACTGTCAGGTTATTTGTGAGGAAAGCTGTTTGTGAGGAATCTGTGAGGAAACGCAAAAAGCCGCCCCGAGCGGGGCGGCGTTTTTGGCTTCCAGCTTTGGTTGCGGGGGTAGGATTTGAACCTACGACCTTCAGGTTATGAGCCTGATTCCGGGCCATAATAATATCAATGACTTACCAGAAATTGGCAGAAACCTAGGGACTGTAGAGGATGGCAGTGTACTCATTTGGACCTAAGTGGACCCCCTATCTGTGAGCAATCTGTGAGGTAACCTGACAGTCGTTTTACTTTCGCTTGCGAGCTAGGTTACGAGCTCGAGACATGATGCTCAGATTCCCAGGTGAGTTGTCAAGCGCGTTGCCGTTACGATGGTCAACGTCCTTGCCATCACCCTTCCGTACTCGGCCGGCCTTCATCATTTTATAGCGCGCTCGATTGCGTGACGCTCGCTTGGCTTTGCGTGTGACCGACTCGGCAGCGTACTCGGCTTTGTAGTTTCTCATCTAATCCTCATGATCAATAATTGACACCGTCCCGTCTGACTCGACGTAGGCAATACGGACGCCTAATTTTTTTTGAAGCTGCGATCGTGGCCGATAAATTCGAGAAGGCTTCGAGCGGGCTGTGTTCACACGTTTGTTGTCGGCCTTGCTGTCGAGCAGCAAAATCTCGCCGTCCTGTCCGACAGCTACAATGTCAATCGGTGAGTCGTGATTGATCACCGGTGAAAATGCCCAGTACCTGTTCTCGAGCAGATACTGGGCAAGGCGCAGCTCGCAGAGGGCGCCGGTAAAGCGCCGGCTATCCGCGAAGTCTTCGGGCAAGGCGCTCAGCCCTCTGGCCGACTTGTTTTGCCCATCGGCTGTCAAGGGCTTCAGCGGCGGCGAGGTCATAGTCTTGAGCTTCAAGCGCCGCGATCATGTTTTGAAACTTGGCGAGATTTCCTGGCCCCATGTTGAAGCACATTTCAGTCAGTACGTCCCGCCGGCGTTGTGACAACCAACTCCACACCTCGGAGCCGACCACACGCTCGGCCGCTTCCTCGAACCGCTCGATGTCACTCATCAGCAGAGCCTCAGCCTCTTCCTCAGTGATGCCCGAACCGGCTACCTCCGGATCAATGAGACGGCCGTAGCCGATCGTAAGATGTCCCAGGCTGCAACGATATGCCGTGCGGCTGAAGCCTTCTCCTAGCTTGATCGAGTCTATAAGTTCCTGCGTAATCATCGCGACCTCTGCATGTTCTCGCGTGACACGCCCTTCCACTTCTCAGCCGTTCTCATCCCGCCCAAACCAAGTAGCGCAAGGGTCAATGACATCAATCCCTCTGTTTGAATAAACGGCAGGTCGATGTCGGCACCCGACAGAGCGATGCCCCACACTGCAACCGGCTGCAACACGAACTGCCACGCTAAGCCGAACGCGCATATCCACATGATGGCTGGTCGTGCGCCAGCAATAAAAATGGAAGGCGACTTCGCTTGCTCGATGTTGGCTTGAGCCTGTGCGAGGTCGAGCGCAATCATCTGGCTTTTTAGCTCGGCGTTAAGTTTTGTTTTGAGATCTTTGTCCTCGACAAATTTGTCTAAGACCTTGCCGGCGACTCCGACAACGCTGTCTACAAGTCCGAGCATTACTTTTCCCTCCATTCGCGCATGACAATGCGCAACCGGTAAATGACGATGACAAGCGTGACTGCGACCACGCCAAACTGCATCCAACTCTCGACCAATTCGAGCCACCACGGCAGGGTCAGTGCCGGGAAGGCAACAGCGGCATCTACGGCAATTCGTTCTTTCATTTAACCGCCACCGGTTTGTGTTCTCCGTTGTGCATTTTTGCAAGCGAACTAAGCCGGTCTTCAGCCACGGTCAGGCGAGCTTGAATATCAGCAATTTCGCGTGAACTTTTATCAAGATTGGACGGCGACAAAATTGTTTTGAAAGTTGAAATTTGGCTCTCGATCACGCCCCGGCCTTCTTGCAAGTCATCGAGCGCGTGGAAGATTTCTTTGATCGTGGCTCGCAGCTCTTTCACATCGCTGATTAACCGCGCCAGCTTTGTTTCGATGACCCGCACAGTAGCGTAGCCACCACCTACGACCGTAAGAATCGTCAGCAAATCTCTAATGCCAAATTCCATTAAAGTTTTTTCCCTTTTTCGTTCTTGATAATTTCAAACGCTGAACCGGTCGCACCGACGCAGGAAATATCTGACGCAGTCGGCGGGATGAAAGAAAGTGTCCAAGAACCAGTTTTTTCGTTGAGAAAAATGATCATGAGCGAGCCGCTATCTGAAATGGCGCGGACGACTGGCATTTCGCCGTGCTTGTCCTTGAGAGCCGCGGCGTAGTCGCCCTGGACGCAGACCTGTCCAGCAGCCGACGCGGGCAATAAAAAAGCCGCCAAGGCGGCGGCTGTGCGAAGCGACGATTTGGCGCCGAGCTTTTTTCGATGACGAAGCCCAGGCGGCTTGGTGCGGCGCTTAACTTTCTTCCGGTAAACTTTTACGTTCGTCGCCGCCTTCGCCATCAGGGCGTCTCGTCTGCCGCCGGCTCTTCTGCTGGAGCTTCTTCGACTACAGCCTCTTCAACAGCAGCTTCTTCAGCGGGAGCCTCTTGAGCAACAACCGGCTTCGGCCATTTGTCTTTCACAGCTTGAATGCTGTCTACCCACGTTGTCGTGCCATCCTTGGCATCGTGGAACTGGGCATCAAGCTGGTCTTCAATCGTGGGATAGTCACGCCGACGCAATGACACGTAGTCATAGTTCCCATCACCCGGCGCAGGGTCAGGCCCCATTTTGCGAGAGCGTGTCCATTTTTCACCGTCGTGGTTTAACGGGCCTTCTTCTACAAGCACCGGGCCACCGCCATTAACCGCCTCCTCCGGTTCGAATAGAAGCCGAACAAAGAGTTCGCGCCCTGTCTCATCGAACAACGGCTCATCAACCCGAACATTATTCGATTGTCCGCCATCGGGCCGCTTAACCACATCCAATTGGGATATAAGGTCTAATGCTACAGGATTTCCGTCAATCATTTCCTCAATTACATATTTCATAATTCTATCCATTCTTGGTTAGTTTCATTCCACACATACGCCCCTTCGCTAGGGCGGGGGACTGGCGGTTGCCAATCGAAATTTTCGTCAAGGCTCCAAGACGGATAAGGTTTGGGTGGATAAAACAAATCCGCAGATGGATCATAATTGTACCCGATACCAGCGAACATTTTCCGTATTTTGCTGTTATATGAAGTCTTTAACCAAACGCCTCCGTGTGTTTCAGCCAGCCAAAGACATACGCCGGTTTCAGTAATTTGGCGCTCCTTTTCATTGGATACTACGAGAACTCGCTGAACCTCGCCTGACGACACCTCCGCATAATGAGCCATGTGCGGCACCCTCCATTTATTGATATTTATATCTGATTATAACAACGCCCGAACCGCCAGCGCCTCCGACATTGCCGCCGCTGGACGGAACGCCAGGACACCCACCGCCGCCGCCGGTATTTGCCGTACCCGGAGAGCCATTCGTCCCCGCCGTACCACCGCCAGAACCAGCGCCACCGCCGCCATTGCCACCAGCACCGCCGACACCGGTGCCGGGTGCGCGGTTATCACCGCCACCACCGCCACCACCGCCGCGAAAAACCGCCGAGCCGGTTATAGAACTTGATTTTCCGACGCCGCCAGCGCCGCCTGTGGAACCCGAGGAAGACCCCGACGCCCCCGCGCCACCAGCACCACCACCGCCGCCAGTCGAGGTTGTGCCGAGACCCGTTGTGCCGCCCGCACCATTGTTCCCGTACCCTGTAGCCCCGCCCGAATTAGCCTGAGTACCGGTTCCGCCCGCAATATAACCACTCCCACCTGATCCGCCGTTGTTGCCGGTTCCCGTATTCCCTGCCCCGCCGCCAGTCGCCGTGATTGTGTCAAATGTCGTATCGTTGCCGTTGCTACCCGCCGCACCGCCCGCGCCAATTGTCACGGTGTATGTTGTTGCTGTGATCGTGCGGCCAGTTTGCTCTAAATAGCCACCAGCGCCACCAGCCCCCATGTTGGCATTTTCCTTCCCGCCGCCGCCACCGGCAATCACTAAGATTTCTATATTGTCGCCGTAGGTTACGTCCGCGCCTAGCCAAGTTACAACGAAATCGTCGGACGAGTTAAACGTGTGGATTTTATAGTCGCCATCGTAGGAAATTGTTCCACCAGAAGCGTTGATAAACTCGGTGCTTGGCCCAACACCAGCAGCGCCTTGCATCATATTTCTAAAGCCTGTCATTGGTTAAGCCCAAGACTGCCCGACAACAGCGCCATACCAATTGGTGCCACCGTCAATCGTCGTGAAAACAATGATATCCAGGGCAGAAAGTGTTGGTGCCGTTCCGCCGCTCCATTTGACGCTCGACGGCCAGTTCACCGTTTGCGTATTCCCGTCGGTCAGATACAGAACAAATCCACACTGCTCGTCGCTAGCGGTTGGGTTGCTAAACGTAAAAGTGTTCGCACTAGTGTCAACAGTTGCGCTGACGGAGTTGCCTAGCGTCAGGTCAATGTCTTGGGTGCCGCCGCCCGTTGAGCCGATGGCGTTGGTTATTTCGCCGTAGTCTTTTAAGTTTACACGCTGAATCGTGTAATCGGCCATGACCAAATTTCCGCCGGCCGTCATTACATCGCTGTCATCGATTGTCCAGGCGGCAGTATCGTCAATAGCGTTGCCGCCTGTGCCGTCCCAGCGCGCTATTGAATTGTCAACTGAAGTGGTGGGCGTTCCAGATATTTCACCGGGATCTCCTTGTGGTCCGGTGGCGCCGGTAGGACCAGTCGCGCCTGTCGCGCCGGTGGCGCCCGTCGCTCCGGTAGCGCCGGTGGCGCCGGTGGCGCCGGTATCACCTTTCGCGGCGACGGTGTTCCATTTCGCGCTATCACCAGCAAACGTGCCACCAGACGTGTGCGCTTCAATGCAGATATAAGACGAGCCGGCCTCTGATACGACATCATTCAAAACATAAGCCGTGCTGGTTGCCCATGCTCCCCGCCAACTGCCTACTGTCGTGTCCAGAACGACTGCGCCCGTGCTATCAAAACCGAGATATTTGTTCGCGCGAACTAACGAGCTGGTCAGCTCAGAATTGAGCGTTGCATCAGTGACAGGATATTTAAGAGTCCGATCGAGCTCTTCTTGCAAACCCTGAGCGATGAAGGTCAGCCGATCTAGC